CGCGAAGATCATGGCCGACCTAACCCTCGGCGGCTATGCCATCGACGTGCAGCCGGCCCCCGTGAGCTTTGACCTGCAGGAAGCAGACCAGCCGGCTGGTGTGATCACAATGGATTATCTGGTGCGGTACCGCACGAGTGTGGCAGACTTGACAACGTAAGGAGTTGCTATGATGGAAGACGAATACCAAGGTCAAGGCGGCACTTACCTCCTTGATCCAAAAACCGGCAGACGAAAGCTCATTGAGCGGACAGAGCCGGCCAATCCCTCTGAACCCCAACCCGAGGAACTGAGCGATGGCTCTGACCCGCAAACGACTGATCCAGGTTAAAAAGGAATCCACCTACGGGATCGACAGCTCACCTGTCGGCACCGATGCACTGTTGGTGCGCAACCTCGAGATCACTCCGATCGAGGCTGATGTGGTCAGCCGTGATCTGATCCGCAACTACCTTGGCAACAGTCCGCAGCTGCTGGCCAACACCCGGGTCAGCATCACCTTCCAGGTTGAAATGGCAGGCTCCGGCACCGCCGGCACCGCGCCCCGCTATGGCGGCATCCTGCAGGCTTGCGGCCTGTCCGAGACGATCGTGGCCAGCACAAGCGTGACCTACGCGCCGGTTAGCAGTTCTTTCAGCTCTGCCACGATTTACTTCAACAATGACGGCATCCGTCACATCATGACCGGCTGCCGCGGCACGTTCACATTGAACGCCGAGGTGGGTCAAATCCCCACGATCGACTTCACGATGATCGGGGTGTACAACGCGCCAACCGACACGGCACTGCCTACAACCACCTACAGCGCACAGGCCAGCCCGCTGATCTTCAGGCAGGGCAACACCTCCGGTTTCCAGTTCTTCAGCTACGCCGGGTGTCTGCAGTCGGTCAGCCTTGACATTGCCAACGAGACGGTTTACCGCGAACTTGTTGGTTGCACCAAGGAAGTGCAGATCACCAACCGCGCGCCTAATGGCACGGTAATGATGGAGGCAGTTTCGCTAGCGACGAAGGATTTCTTCAGCACCGCCCAAACTGAAACCACTGGCAACCTCACGTTCTTGCACGGCACCACCGCCGGCAACCGTGTCACCTTGACCGCTGGTCAGTGCGACATCTCAAACCCCACCTATGGGGACCAGGATGGCGTTCAGATGCTCAACATCCCCTACGTTGCAGTCCCGACCACGGCCGGCAATGATGAGCTCAGCCTAGCCTTCACCTAAACCACTGAGTTCCTGTATGGCGTTTGTTCTTAAGCAGTCCGACACCTTCAGCTGGCCGGTCACCTTTGATCTGCCAGTTGACGGCGGCCTTCACGAAACTCAAACCTTCGACGTTCAGTTCAAACGGATGCCACAAAAGTGGATCCGCGAAATAGCCAAGAAAATTGACGCGGAGAAGGTAACTGATACAGAAGTGGCAAGAGAAATCTTGGCAGGCTGGGCTGGCATCATTGATGATGCTGGTAAGGACATTCCATTTAGCCAAAAGACACTTGAGCAAATTCTAGACATTCCGACGCTAAGCGGTTCGGTGGTGTTGGCATACTTCAAAGCAACAGCAGGGGTAAAAGAAAAAAACTAATAGAGGCTGCTGAGTATTGGTGCGGTGGCCATGTAATTGATGAAACGGCAAAAGACGCAGCAGTGATGGGCATCCAGCTCTTAAATCCTGTTGTCACTCCTGATCATTTTGAAGTGTGGGAAGAAAACTGGCAGGTCCTTACGATTTTCCTGCAGGTTCAAACGCAATGGCGCATGGGCATGAATGGTCTGATCGGTCTAGACTACGGGGCAGTGGCTTGGGTCCTTAAACTTGTGGCAGCAGAAGACGAGCACCTAACCTTGCTGGGAGACCTGCAGACCATGGAGCGTGCTGTGCTGTCCTTTTTTGCCAAGCAGGGGAGTTGAACCATGGCAATGAACCTCGACACGGCGATCAAGTTCACAGCCAAGCTGGAAGGCACTGGACTGGATCAGCTAAAGCGTGGACTGCAGGGTCTTGCGCAGCAGGGCAACGTCAGCAAGCGTACGCTGGATCAACTTTACACAGCAACCAAGGTGCTAGGTAGCGCATCACAGAACACGGTTGCTGGCCTCCAGCTAACTGTTGGCGCGCTTAAGTCGTTGCGTGATAATGCCGAGTTTGGTAGCCGCAAGTTCAAGCTGCTGAGTAAAGATATTCAAGACGCTGAGGGACGACTGCGGAAGTTTGAGGGAGCAGCGTCAGCAGCGGGCGGAACGCTTAAGGACAATCTGATCAACGGTCTGGCAACGATTGGCTTGGGCCGGGTCACGGCGGGCATTGTTCAAAAGGCAGCAGGTCTTGATGCTGAAGTGCGCAAAGCGTCAGCCATTGAAGGCGGCGGCAACTATGACCAGCTGCGCAAGAGCATCGAGGACGTAGCTCGAGTTGCAGCCGGCACACCTACCCAGGTTGCCCAGCTGGCGACTGCGCTAAGCCGTGCAGGTTTTACCGCCAAGGAAACCAGCCAAGCATTGCGCGGCGTCGTCATGGGCGCCGAGGCAACGTCCGTCTCTTTTGAAGAAATGGGTTCGGTGATTTCGGACGTGATGCGTTCGTTTGGCATCGACACCAGCAAGACATCCAAGGTGGTGGACATCCTGGTGAAGTCTGCCAACAGCTCCAATCAGACGGTGCTGGACTTGGGCGAGGCGATGAAGTATGCCGCCCCGGTCGCCCGGACGCTTGGCATCAACGTCAACGACCTAGCCGCCACCATGGCGTTGATGGCCAACAACGGCATCCGGGGCGGCGATGCAGGCACAGCACTGCGCGCTGGCCTGTCGCGGCTGCAACTGGCTGCCAGCGGCAGCAACGATGAGTTGATGGGCTTGACCAAAGGCAGCGAATTGCTGGCCAAAGCCATGAAGGTCATGGGCGCAGACGTGCTCAATGCGCAGGGCCAGCTCAAGCCAATGGATCAGGTAATCCTGAGCCTTCGCGACAACATGAACAAGTTGCCTGTTGGGCAGCGGGCTGAAATTGCTAAGGCACTGTTCGGCGATGAAGCCGGATCGAAGTTCTTAGCGTTGCTCAACAGCAGCGAAACGCAGATCGTCAGCATGTTTGACAAGATCCGCAACAGCGGTGGTGCCACTGAAGAAACCCGTGAGCAGATGCGTGGCTTCAGCGACACCATGCTGATATTGACCGGCAACATTGAAACGGTTACCAATGCAATCGGCGACAAGTTTATTGCGGTTCTAGACCCGCTGGCAAAAGGCGCTACTGCGGTGTTGGACGTGATGCTTGCTATGCCTAAGCCGGTGCAGGATTTAGCCGCAGCCGCTGCGGCAGCAGGCATCGCTGTGGGCGGTTTCGTGTTGGTAACCAAGGCGTTGGGTTCGATTGGTGCCGTCGCTGCTATTCAGGGCATTGCTGGCGCGCTGGGTAGCGCGGCGTTGGCGGCCAAGGGGTTTTCTCTGGCACTGCTGGCAAATCCCATTGGCCTAGCTGTCGCTGGCGTAGTGGCGCTAACTGTGGCGGCCTACAACATGAACAAACCATTCAAGGAGTTTGTAGACACCATCCCGCAACGGATGGGAATGTTCTGGGATTCAATTACGAATGACGCCAGCTATGCCACAAACAAAGTAAAAGAGTGGTGGGAAGACCTTGCAGAAACCGTGATTGATTTGGTAGACGCCATCCAGCAACGCTGGTCAGCTTTTGGCGAGTGGTTTGGCGGAATCTGGGATGGAATTAAAGAGGTTGCCAAGAAAGCACTTGGTGCTATTGGCATCGACGCTGCATCACTGCTTGAGGGAATGAGCAAGATTGCCAATGAAGTTAAATATGTCTGGAATGTTGCGTTTGATTTTATTGCAAAGAACTGGCAGAAAAAAGTTGCCAATATGATCAACAACACTAACCCTTTGCTTGGAGTGTTGAAGACCCTTGGAATAGCAGATGTAGGTGGCGCCGCAGTTGACGCAATGTTTGGCCAGTTGCCAGCAGCGCCGCAACGCCGACCTGTAAAGCGCCGCAACATTATTGACGCAGCAGACTTAGCTGCAGGCAGCAGTGCGGATACAGGAGCGAACGGTGACGCATCAGAGTTGAAGGGCGCAGCTAACAAAGCAGCACAGCTTGCTAAGAATCGTCGCCAGCAACTGGCTGATGCCGATAAGCTGCTTGCCACTGAAAACGCTCGCCATGATAT